CCTGCCAGTGTCGTTGCCCTCCTATCCGGTAATCCCATTATTCTTGAAAAGGCTAAAACAGATAAGAAAGTGCAGAGGCTTGTCAAACTCAAGCGTCAATATATGGTCGAACATGAGCAGCAGGTCGAAGATTTTCAAAAAGCACAGATTAGTCTTGAAAATTTTAAAACACTCGTTAAGCGAAATGAGAAGGACCTAAATATACTGGAAAAGAATGGCTTTAAGCCAGATAAGTCCGGGAAATATCCTGCCGATGTCAATATATACTCAGATAAGTCACCTAAGGAACAGCATTTCGATAAACCAGGAGAAGCAGGAAAGAGAATTCATTATCTCCTTAATAGTGGAGATAAAGTGTTCTTGCAAGCTCATGGCATGAAGGCCACTATAGGTTATCCACAGAGTGATATTAATGGCAAGATGGTCCGAATAGCACGTCTGGATGCACCTTCAGGTATAGTTTACGAATCATCAGTAAGTGATGATAATACGGCTGCAGGTGTGACAATGAGGAGACTCTTAGAGAAAGTTATCACGAATTCCTCTGCCTATAAGAAGAATGTAGAATTTTATACACATAAGGTAGAAGGTGGTGATCCTGGCAAGCCAGAATTTCCACGAGAAAAAGAACTGCAAGACCTTTTGAAGGAAAAGAAACGCATAGATACAGAATTTGCAAAACTTTCCCAAGACAAAAGCAAGTCTCCTTCTAATACTAATAAACCCATTGAGAACCCTCCTGCAGATATAATGAAGCGGAGCGCTGAAGTAGTAGAAAACCAGCTTAAGAAGAAACGTGATACTGCTGCCCTCTCAAATACCGTTCGAAAGATGAAGAACGGGGATGTGCAGACGATCAGCATAGCCAATGATAATTTAACGGATAACAATCTTGTAAATTGGGTGTCCGGGACAATAGGAGATGGCTTTAAGGTAGCGATTTCCAAGGAGTCTGCCAAAGATGGTCACAAAGATGTCCTAGTCACAAAGACTTCTGACCAACCTGGCGATTTGCAATATAGACTTATGATCGAGGCAGCCACGGATATTGCCGAGCAACTTGGCGGTACACCTTTACACTTTAATGATGAGAACAATTTGCCTGAAGGCATACGTGATCAGGTAATTTCAGGAAGGATAAAAGGATGGTATGACCCATCTGATGGGAGCATACATGTATTCACTCCGGCCATGACAGGCATTGAAGATGTCAAGCGTACGGTTTTCCATGAGAAACTTGGACATGAAGGATTGAAAGCACTCTTCGGAAGTGATAAGGAAGTCACAGATTTTGGCAATTTCATTTTTCACAGCGCAGGGCATCAACTCCGGCGCAGGATAATCGAACGTGCAGATACGGAAGGCTATGGCTGGGATGATCCGAACCGGTTCAGCAAGGCTGCACAGGAAGTGTTTTCAGATATTGCTGCAGATGGACGGGCTACTATTGAGGAGTTCTCTCTATGGGATAGAATCAAGCATTTTATCATCAGACAGTTAGACAGAATAGGTTTACGGATAAGGGGAATATTGAACGACCACGATTTACGATATTATGTCTTAAAAACAGGTACCGCGGTGAATCAAAGTAGAGAATCTTTCAAGGACTGGTTCGGGGATTGGGGAAAGGATCCAGAACACGCCAGCAAAGTCGTTGACAAATCAGGACGCCCATTGCAAGTATACCATGGGGGGGACTTCAATAAAGCCGGAGGACCAATATGGTTTGCAGAGGATCCGGATTATGCCAAGCTATACGATTTCAAAAAGAAATGGTATAATAAGGGTTATTTCCATACCGCATACCTCAACATACGCCATCCCATTGATATTGACACAACAGATGTCGGTTATTGGCAAACGGGAAATGAAACTCCTGAAGTAGAGAGCATACCAAAGTTAGTACATCTCGGACTTGATGAAAAGAAATTAAAGGCTCTTTTTGACAAGATTGACCCGGGATGGATGTGGGAAGTTGTCAATACTAAGGAGTTTGCAGGTCTATGCAAAGAAGCCGGTTATGACGGTATCATTACCAGGGAGAAGGGAGGACACATTACTTATGCAGTCTTCAAGCCAGACCAAATCAGGGCTACTGAATTTGACACTAAGAAATGGGATAGCATGAGCGCTGATGCGCAAAAGGAAGCAGCTGCTCCGGAGTTTATGTTTCGTCGTGGGAAGCCACGTAAGGGGAAGAATGAAAGCATGTCCCATTATTTCCAGCGTATGCGTGCCTGGGAAAAATGGAATATGGCTGATGAAACTGCAAAGATTAACGATGATCCAATGCCGGATGAAGCAGAATTCAATGAAAAGTATGATAAAAAATTTAGAGACGATCTCGTAGCATGGAAGAAAGACCACGGTTTCTCAAAAGAAGATGAGGGACCTGGTTTTCCACCAAAACGGAATCCAGGCGAATCTCCACAGGACTATGCCATTCGTGTAGCAGATTATGAAACAAAATCTGATATTTGGAAAAATGCTCCTGATCAGATTAACTATCAAGGGAAAGCTTTCAAGGAATATAAGGAGGCCTATGAAGCCTGGAAATTAAGATATGGCATTACCGACGAAGATCTGACTTATCAATCCTTATATGATGGGACATCTGATCCTAATCCTGTTTCTGATGAACAGGCTGCTCTGCAAGGAGAGCTTGATAGACGTATGGATAAGGATCTGTGTGAGGGTGTGGGAGTTTCTCCAGACAGTGCCAAGCAGAAGGCCAAGATTGCAATAATAGAACGACGAAAGAATATCGAGAGTGCATCGGCCGATGATGCACTCTACATTCATACAATAAGAAAAGCCATCATTGCCATTGCAAAATCAACCGGTGAGTCACGAGAGAATATATCTAGGGATATGACCTACCTTTTAGAAATGCCTAAGAGAATTGAGCACCTCACTGATATGATTAACAATAGTGATTCCTTTATTGCCAATAGGCTACAGATCACCCCTGATGACTTTACAAATTGTATTTTGCCTTATGTCGATAACATGAATACGGCAAGTATGGCCGCGGCTATCAACGAAAAACATAAGAATGAGTCCGGATTTGCTCCGATCTCAAGGGAATATCTTGATGACAAATATGTCAATAAGTATATATCTGCACCTGTATTGCCTAAGAACGTGAACCTGAAAATCACATCTGAGGTACAGAGTACTATAGACGCCATCCGCGACTGGTACAACTATACATACGACTGGCTGAAGGAAAATAACACGCTGCCAGCAGGTACCGGTTATCAGAGATATTATATCAATCACGTTTGGGATAAGGAAGCCAGTGATCCTAAGGCATGGGCAGAGAACTTCCAGCGGACACAGAGCCCCAATCAGAAAAAACGTGAAGTTGATACGTACATGGATGGCATTGATATTGGTCTTGTCCCCAAAGAGGAAGATATTACAAAGTTGATGGCTTATTACAGCCGGAGCAACATTGAGGCCTGGGCTAACCGGTCATTGCTGTACGACATGAGCAATATCAACGTCGATATACCTAATGATGAAGGAGAGATAAAGGAATCATTACCCGTCCTCATGTCCTATCAACCTATTGATAGCAATGATTATACGCGTTACAATGTCCCCGGCGTCGGTGATGTCTGGGTCCTTAATGAAGTCAGACGTCGTTTTGCCAGCATATTCGGAACATTACGAACACAGGATATACCGTCATGGTTAACAAAAACCGGGCATGCATATGATACCACAGCAAGTACCATGAAGAAAATTCAGCTCAGTTTCAGCGGATTTCACATGTTAGCTTTATCTGAGGTTGCAATGGCACAGATGAGACCTGACAGAGCATTAAAAGCCTTGTTTAAATATATTATCTGGGACAGTATGAAAAAGGGAACATTACCTGCCTATGCACATCCTGATGACTTCCAGATGGCAGCCGGGCACCTGGTGCAACTCGGCGCAACGCAGGACTATTCAGCCAGTGATGTCAATGCTATCACTGATAAATTGAGAAAAATTGTCAGGGGGCTTGCTGAAGAGCCGGGATTCAAGGGTGCTATTGGTAAGATTGCTACTCCTTTGGCAAGCCTGCTAGACTATATGAATAAAGGCATGGATCGTGTATTATGGAATTATTTGCACGATGGATTGAAAGTTGCATGTTTTAAGATGTTCAGTGAGCAGATTGCCCAAAGAGTTCAGAAGGAGAATTTATCACCTTCTCAACAAGAAAAGCTACTTGATGAAGCCGGTCAATATGTAAATGATTCATTCGGTGGACAGTATTGGGAACTTCTGAACGTATCACCAGCTCTCATTAAATGGATGCGTCGAGCTCTACTTTCTCCCGACTGGTTCGTATCCACACAACGGCATTTCTTTTCCAACTTCGGTTTTGGATCCTTATATAGTGAAGGTGGTTTCCTGAACTATCTTCGATACAACCGGGATAACATTAAACGGGCCTTTGGCGTTAATATCCCGCAGAATGAACTACGGCGATTCAGAAGCAAGAATGCTAAGTTATGCTATATTCTTGGTGTATGTGTGTTCTTCTATACAACTATGAACGCTCTAAATGCTTTTTTTCGCGCTCAGGACGAAGAAAAAGAGAAGGAAAAAGCCGATGAGATGAGAAGGCTAAATCCAGCATATAAGTCTCCATACGAACTTGCCTACCCTAATGGCATGAAATGGTATGATTATACTATGCTTGGAAACGTTCTTGGTCAACAGACACACTTATTCGTTGGCCGATATAAAGATGGATCAGAGTGGTATGCCCGTTGGGGCAAACAATTTAGGGAATTTCCCGAGATGTTCATTGGCCGCCACGGGCTAGACTTCCCTGCCCCACTTGTTGAACGTATGATGGGCAAAGCCAATCCGGTGATAGGCCTTATTCGTGATGATCTTGGTGCACTTGGCATCTGGGGCTTCTCAAATAGTTCCGATATACAAGATATTCAGGACAAATACGGAAAGGATATTGGCCTTCTTGCCGTCAATGCTAGACAATTTTTACCTTTCAGTCTCCCTACGCAGAAAGAAAAAGAATTTAAGTTATTGGACCTGTTCTGGCCGTCTCAAAAGGGGTTCACTAAATATAAGACCATTGACTTTTTCAAAACTTTCATTCAATCCGGAGACATGAAAGGCGTTGTAAATACCTACAAAGCTGCAGTGATGAATCATATTGATGCGGAAAAATGTCTCAATGCAGCAATCACAACTTTAAAGGCCACCCAAAGAGAAGAAATGGCTGACGGTATAACTGACCTGCCTTCCGCTTTTAAGAAGTATGACAATGCAAAAAACCTCACTCAGAAGAAATATCTGAGGAACAAGCTCATCAAATATCTGGCTGCATCGAACTATCAGACCTTTACGAGGGATGAGGCTATTCAGCAAGTAAAGGATTTCGTCAGTGGTACAGACGTGGCGCAGAAAGACGCTGATAAATATATTCTTCTGACGAATGCAGAAGATATCCGGGATGACTACAGGTTGAGTGCACTCCAGAAAGTAGCACGTGGCTATGTTTCTAAGGTCAAGGATGCAGAAACGAACGGCAATGAACAGGCAGCTAACAGGATGGCTGATAAATATGCAGCATGGTTTGAGATTAATAGCATCATTAACCAGGCTAGAGGACAAATCACGCAGCTCAAAAAAGAACTCGGGAAAAAGCACGATACGGAAATCATGTCGGATATCCGTACCATCAGGAAGGAAGCTCAGCAGGAGGTTGACCGTGTAAAACCTCCCAGATAAAAATAAGGGGGACAAACTTCACAGCTTATCCCCTTAGAACTTATTAATTGAAATGAGAGTATTGTTACATCATTACAGGAGTATTTGCATCCCGGGCCTTTGCAGCTTTTTCACTCCATTTTTTATAGTCCGTCCATGCATCGTCGGATTTTTGTTGTTCGGTTTTCGGCTCCGGCTGCCGGCTGCCGTAAAATATCTGTGTCAGGTCATCGAATATGCCCCTCCAGCTGTTTCCGAACCGGCTGTTTAAGGTCAGGATATTGTCTTCACCCATTACATAGGCATCAGACTTGTCAAAACCTTTCTGCTTCACGTCTTCCACGTCCTCCAGATTTTTGTACTTGACATCATTCTCTTTCAGAAATTTTTCCGCTTCATCTTTCTTGATGCTGAAGAGGAAAATCGTGACGTCAATATTGTTCTTTGACAGGGTGTTCAATGCCTCTTTGGCGTTGCCCACAATTGAAAGCTTCCCTTTGTCGTCTTTTGTAAGGACGCAGCCTTCGGTAACTGTAACTTTTTTCTTTGCCATGGTCAGATAATTTTTATGCAAATATAATATTCCGGCAGAGACGCTGAGTTATAAAATATATATTTTATGACGGAACGCCCAAGTAGCTTCCCTATATTTGCATAAAAACATAAAGATGAACAATCTCACTACTGATACGACCGGTGATGTCGAAAAGGGATCTGATTCTCTGAAAGGATATAACCATTCCAGATTTAACAACTCCTCTGAATATTCCAGACTTGTACGGGAAGCAGCGGTCTATTATGACAATATGCGGGAACTTAGAATAAAGTTCAAGCGTGATATTGACTATTATATGGGCCGCCAGTTGAATGATGAAGTTATCTATAACGGGATGACGCTTTCTGTCCATGATTATATGGAGATGAAAGGCCTTCCCGCATTAAGCAGTGATATTATCACTGACAAGATGATCACACTCAAAGGACTTGTACGTCAACAGTATATGGCTCCTCGTGTCAAGAGTGTAGACAGCAACGAGAATGAATATGCAGGTCTTTTCTCAGAATTCCTCAGGCAGAACGATAACAACAATAACAAGAGTGAGCATAGTGCGGATCAGTTTGAGGCCCACACAGATATGGGATTCATCTGTGACAAAGTTCAGTGGCTGTTTCGTGATGGCCGGGAAGATGTTTTTATCGATTCCGTCTCACCTTTCAATATAGCGGTGCCACCCTGGAGCAAAAAAGATCTCAGCGATATAGAATTTATCGCTGAAGCGCATGACCTGAGTTGGCCACAGTTACTAAAAAAATTTCTTCGGCAACCGAGTGATGAACAGAAACTGGCAGAAATATACACAGCAGCGAAACAGATCAGACCGGTCCAAAGTTATGGAGATACTGGCCGGGACCAGATCAAGCATTTAGATGATTTCTACCATTCAAGTATTATTGGAAAATACAGAGTCATTGAGATCTGGACGAAAGAATATAACCGTGCTTATTGGTGCCATGACCGTCTGAATGCGACAGCAGGTTTCCGCCCCCTTGCTGATAAAGCAGCCATCGACGCAGAGAATGAGCAACGGCAGAAAGACAATATCAAACGTGATGAAAACGGTGTGGAGATACTGGATGAAAGCGGAAACGCCCAATATTACGTAGATCCTTCCGAACTCGGACTTATCGAGTACCACATGGAAATCGAAGAGGTATGGTATTATCGATTCATCTCCCCCAACGGATATTTGCTGGACGAAGGCGTATCTCCATATAAAGTTCTCCGTGATGGATACAGCTTTTATTATCACCCGTATGTATTTCTCGCATACGGATTTTTCAATGAAGTCAGAAGTTATGTCGACCGCTTGATTGACAAGCAGCGACAATATAATCATGATAATATCCTCCTTGATTTCATTATCATGAATTCTGCCAAAGGCGCTCTTGCAATAGACGAAGAAGCATTAACGGATAAACAGAGTATCGATGACATTGCAGAAAATTATGTCAAGGTTGATGGTACAATTATCTATACCTCCAAGAATGGCGGCAATCCGCCACAGGCTATTCAAAATAAAAGTATTCCTGCAGGAGTAGAACTTATCATCAAGCGCGATGCCGCTCTGAGCACTCAGCAATCCGGTATCCAGCCTGCTCTGCAGGGTGTCCATCAGAACTCATCAGGCAAACAGTATCAGATCGAGAAAGATTCAAGTGCCACTAGTGTGACGGACTATGTGAGCAGCTTCAATCAATTCTCTTTACGAGTAGCTCGAAAACAACTGTGGACGATACAGGAATTCTACACTGAACGCCGCTCCGTGATGATCACAGGAGAAGACGTTAAAAGATACTACAATCCACAGACGATGTGTGACATTGATTTTGACCTTGCCCTTACACTCGACGCCAACTCAACTGTTATTCGTGAGGAAATGAAAGACCTGGCATTCCAGGCCTATCAACGGAACGAAATTGAATTCGGTCAGATGCTTGATGTCGCTGATTTTGGTGACACTGCCAAGTTGAAACAGGCATGGGAAGATTACAAGGTTCAGAAGCAGGCCATGGCACAAGCGCAGACACAGCAGGCTGCAGCAGGGCAGCCTGTAACACCTGCAACTTCAGGAAATCCAGGCACTGGTGCCCAGCATCTTATTTCTTCTGATGCCGACGGGAATCATACCCTCGTCGGTACGCCAAGTATTTCTTCATAGCAGGCGAGAGGTTGAATAAGTAATAATCAACCCACATTTTCAGTTTTTCAATGCGGATGCGATTATCCTCATCACACCCCAATGCACCCCATTTGGAAGGTGTATAGTAGAAGGATTGTCTTTTCATATCCTCAACGGTCCTAGGAAGATTTTTCCCACGAAGTTTTCCTATACTCCTGAGTACGCGCAGAGAGGGCTTCAGCTTCTTGTTCGGCTCATACGTCATAGGAGACCACACACCGTGTCTGGCATCAAAGAAAAGATATACCCGCGGAGATCCGATTTCCTTATACATTTCGACACATTGCTTTACTCCTTCTCGCCACATATGAGTAGCTGACAATTTTTCCTTGCGGATCACATAAGGTCCATAGGCTTTGAAAAAAATATCTGTCAAAGCCAGTTTGATTTTTGTTTTCATATTCCAATTATTTCTGGAGCCATCGGCCGTTTATGCAGCCTCTTCTCCCGTTCTTTCTGCTCTTTTGTTTTGATTTCCACAATATAAGGAGGTTCCATTTCTTTATCAACATATAGTCCGATTGCACGGGCCATGACACGATCATCATGCTTTCCTGGTACATTTCCGTATTTCCCGTTCGGATATTGCATGTAATAGGAATATTCCATCAGGGCTTCTTCCTCCCGTTCCATATATTTTCCGTCCCTTATTATGGCTTCAAGGTTCTTGATGACGGCTACTTTCGTAGATTCATTGGTATTGAAACCCCACTTCACCTCGCGTACACGATGCTTTAGGAGTTTGGAATGGTTAGAGTTGTATAGATTGTCGTACAACGGCACAAGTATCGGAAAGAATAACTCAGAAACATCGCCGTCCGTATCGTTCATTCTTGAATATGCCGTATTGTTCTCAACGACAAGAAAAGCATCTTGGAAAAAGTGTGCAATTTGTGCGCATTTCATTGCCAGTTGGTCAGGATCACAGTGTCCATGCCATTCTGCCACCACCACCGGCACACCTCCATACATTTTATCATACCGGTCAAATACAACGATGTCTGACCAGTCAGAAGTTTTTCTGGATCCTCCGATATCAACAGCAACAAGGTATCTGTTCCGGACATTTTCAGAATCATCAGGCATCTCCCATACTTTGAGTACTCCTCCCGGTTTTTCCACGAGACGGATGTTATCCATACATTCCTTGATCTCTGGAGAAAAACTGTCTCCTTCTATTTCTCCTGTAAATATAGGTGGTTCACAGTCGTTCCTTAATGCTTCAACTTTATAAATGTCGAAGACAGCACTTCCGGAGTACTTGAATGCTTCGATATCGTCAGATGGAAATTCCTGTTGCATATCATCCAGGACAGGATAGGAATCAAAGGTCTTTGCCTTTTGCATGTACCATTTGATTCCTTCGAGTGTCGCACCTATTTCAAAAAGGTGCCACCAGTATTTTCCATTGTTATTATCATTCTTTCTGTTTTTCCACAGCCAGATGGTAAAGTCCACACGTTCATCCTCACTCATCGGAGTGATGTATGTCTCTATTTCCCACCAAGCTACGAATACAGCCGTATATGCAGACATCTTTTCTCCGTTCTCATCAACGGCTTTTGCTCGGATCCACTCATCGTGGAATTCATTTTCACTGCCATTTGGCGTAGATTCCCGGACGATGAAGTTATGTGAATGGTCCATAATTGGAGCGATCACTGATTTGACCACTTTTTCCGGTGTCCATTTTTCCGTATCAGGAAAGAATGCCTCTTCTGTAATATGTGCCATGGCAACGTTTGTAGAGCGGGCTGCTTCAGGGTTGAGAGCCGTCCCTGTCTGAATCGTACAGGAACGTGGAACGAGGTATTTTACATTCGGATTTTTCTGGTCGTTTTTAATTTTAACTACATTTTCAGGATAAGGCTGTCCTGTATCGTAGAAAAGCCATAATGGAATAGCATTGATAAGCCGTTCATACATATTAAATACCGTAATGGAAGATGTAGACTGGTGTCCTACGATGTTGCAGTTCCAACTGGTTTCCCAGAATATCATTATCCATGCCATGTATATATCCGTAAGAGTGGAGCCACCCCACTGCCGGCATTTTAGGAGAATAACATAGATAGGCTTCCCTGCCAGACGCATAGATTCAAATACCTTGCATAGTTTGATCTGCGCTGGCCGAAGATAAAAAGGTATATCTTCCCCTCCATCCTTATTCTGAATTTTTCCATAGGCTCCAGCAAAAAAATAGAAATCATGCTTACAACGTATCCTACAAAATCTTCTTATCACAGCCTCACGGCAATTTCTGACATCTCCGCCAGACATATACCTATTAATATACGCCTCTATAGATCTGCAATTTACAAGTGCCCTTATAAAAGGATCATCGAGCATCTGGACAGGAAGATACAACGTTGCGCCATTAAGGAAATCATCTAAGACACAAACAAAACGTTTACCTGGTGCATCCCTTCCAGTAATGGGATCATAACGCTTCAGCAGCGTTGACATCCTCTTTTCGTCCTTAAGGAGGACGGCATCCAATACCTTTTTGGGTATTAATTCATTTCTTTTTATGACCCTACTTACCGGCATAAGACTTGAATTTCATTATCAGACGTTCTATCTGATAATACAACATTCCAAGCAGAAACAGGATGATATGGTATATTCCGGCGAAACCGGGGAGAAAGCAACTAGTAACCAACATTGCAATCGTCAATATACACGTTATCCGGTCATGTTTCCACATGTTTAATGTGATCATGCCCATAAAGAATGATACGAATACAGAAGCTCCCAGTACAGGCCTGCCAAGAATAAGGACGAATGAAGCAAGAACAGAAAATATCCACGCCGCAATAACCCTATGATAATTAATGACATTATGCAATACAAGAAGGGACCATGCATTACACAACCAGTGAATGAACGAAGCATGTCCGAACATATATATGAAATGTGTGTAGAAAGGTGATGAGGCTCCCACAGCAAAATGTGATGAAAACGGAATCAACGGTATCATCATCAGACAAATAATCAGAGTTATGTAGAACTTCCCCATTCTTTATTTTCTATTTGATTTACGGTTCAACAATCTCGACAACTTGAACTGAATGATCCACGGTGTAAGGCCTATACAAGGAGCACTTTTACCCAAAGCTGCCAAAGTAATGTCCTGCAGGCTCCTTCCTGCATATTTTCCATAACATGACATTCTTTTTACCTCTTCATACAAGGAATCGAATAGCTGCTGCTTATATTTTGTAGCATAAGTTTTTCTGATACCATGCAATTTCCTCTTCCTTACGTAGTCTAATGCCGCATCGTCAGAGATACAATAGAAAGGCGTTTCAAGCTGCGCAACAATCTGGCAAAGCGCTTTCATTGAAGTTGGGTATTTTGCAATGGTTTTGGCTTTGTGAAAGAGCATCGGCAGTATTTCTCTGTCACGCTTTATATATATATCTGTTATACTTCGTTGATGCTTCATTAATAAAGTATGATTTACAAAAATAGCAAATATATTTTATTAATAAAACTTTTAATCGTGTTTAATAAAACGAAATTTACAAAATAAGCTACTATACTTTATTTTTTATGACTTTGAGACTTAGTATTTACTGTAACTTTAACAAAATTTTTAATATCAAGGACAAAATGGCGAAGAAAAATACAGGTATTCAGGACACTGACGATCCTACACAAACAGCGCCTGCACAAACAACTCCGGCAGGTACTAACCGCCAAAAGCTGGTTGACAGATTCAAGAAATCCAATCCGGATTTTAATGCCGATGATGACGAGTCCCTCTATAGTGCCGCAAATGATGCACTCAATAAGAGTGACGAAATTGAGACACAGAGAAAGCGGCTTAATAATGCCATCAGCAAAACCGACATTGCTCCGGAAATGCTTCAGGGACTATTGTCCGGAAAGAATCCTGATGGAACCGACTTTGACCTGGAAGATTATCTCTTTAACAAGCATCTTGACTTTTTTATTGACTATCTGGAGAACAAGGACGGAGCCAAACAAAAACTTGAATCTCGCAAAGCTGAAAGAAAGAAAGCAGCAGCAGAGGAAGCTGAACTAAAGAAAACCGAAGCCGGAAAGATCAAGAAGGAAGATTCCGAACTGGATGCTGCTATTGCTGAAACAGGATATAAAAGTGACCAAGTAAAGGATCTCATCGACTGGATCTATGATGCGAAGAAAGGGATTATCGTAAGGGCAAGCAGATTCGAGTTGAATAAGGATGACTTCGTACGTCTCTTCAAGTTAAAAGACTATGATGTCAAAATGGCTGAGGCTAAAGATCAAGGATATAAAAAAGGGAAGAACGAGAAAATAGACATGTTTTCTCACAGACAGCAACAGAGAAAATCAATGCCCCCAGACCTTAACAGCGGTAGCAGCAATATGGGCGTAGGTAAGAAAAGGGATAAAACACTGGATGCACTTGACAGAATGGGAAAGGCATTCGGATAAAAGAAAACGTTATGGATAAATTAGACAATGCAGGCTATATCATTACGGGGCCGATGACCCAGACTTCTACAGAAGAAGCGTTGGCAAAAATCGGCGACCGGGATTTTTACAAGAAAGAAATAAAATAATTAATAAACAATTAATCTTGAGAAGATGAAAAAATTGAAAAAGTTCAGAAAATGGTTTGGATTCATGTTGTCCACTGTCATCATGATTCTTGTATCAGGTAACACATTCGCAATGGCGGATGCAGCTGCCGTGCAGGACCCTGTAGGTTCTCTAGACGGTGGACCAGGTGCCGGAGTGGCCGGTGCGAACACGCAGACACAGTCTCAGAGCATAGTTGAAGATCAGTTTAAGGATTTGGATTACTATCAGAAACAAATCAATAAGAGAATTACCGAAATGCAGCTGGAAAGCTGTC